GGTGAACCACTCCAATTAACATCAGCAGTTCCTTCATAAACTACATTATAAGAAAGATTTGGGTTAAGATTGGTTGTTGATGTCTGTTCGTATATCTTAACGAAGTATTGCCCGTCAATTAAGTGTAAATTAACTGTATTAGCAGATGTTGAAGCAGTAAATACTTCAGGGGTTGAATAATCTGTGTTAATTGTAAATAAGTCGTATGATGGTGGATAAGAAACTGCTGGTGGAACTCTATATGGCAAGAACTTCCAATTTTGATTACTTAATTTATGCGTCATACTCCACAGATAAGTAACAGAACCTGATAGCATCTTATTTCTAGAACAAGTTGCTACAACATCATTTAATTCACCCCTTTGAATCTGTATCATACTAAATTAATTCTTTTAAAAATTATGAAAATAAACCTAATTGATTTACATAAACACTATCATCTGTAATGAATAACTGGCAAATACTTTCACCCGTATAAGTAACAAATGACCCTCCATTAAACTTAATTGCTCTTCCTGAAGCTGTGAATGATGTTGGTGTATATCCACCAGGATTATTAATAATCATTCTATATGTAGCACCTGTCTCTGTGTTACTACAAGTAATACCACCAGCACCAGTCAAGTTCATCTTTTGGGTATTACCTTTATTCCAATCTATTGTAAAGGTTGAACCTGAACCATTATTGAAATATCCATCATATGATTGTCCGTAAGCTCTTAAGTTTTCAACATGGACTGTATCATTAACGATTGGTGTTCTCGTCTTTGTTCCAATCATAGTTGAACCAGAAGTTGTCCCTGTGATAGTATTGTTATTACCAGCGATAATAACATTATTAGTTTCTGAAGAACTTATTTGATTTGATTGTCCGTTAATAATTGTTGCGTAATCAGCTGAACTTCTAATATCATTAAGATAACCTTGAATAATTGCGTTATTTTTACCAGGTGAATTACTTATTGAGTTATTTTCACCACCTACAATAACATTACCACCACAACATCCACCACCATTAATAGTATTACTTCTACCTGCGTATATACCTGAATCATTCGCATTTAAGATAGAAGAACTATAACCGGCAAATATACCTGATTCAGAAGAACCATTTATCGCATGATTATGACCTCCTAAAGTAACAACATAATTTGAAGAGATGATATCATTATTACGACCTAATGTAGCAGAATAACTACTAGTTGTTATTGAACTTTGGAATCCACCTATTATAACACAGGTTTCACTATTATCAATTACACCTTGCGCTGATGAAAAGATACCATTAGTTGAACCAGCACCACCAGCTGATGAGTTTAATTGGTTAGATGCTCCACCTATAATAGTTGAATATGAGTTTTGGAAGTTTAAAGACCCTGTTCCACCATTAATTTGGTTTCCATCACCATTAATAATCGTACTCCAAATAGCACCATTAATATCACCATTATAAGCTCCTAATATAATATCAAACCAAGCATTATTAGTTAAACTAGAATTATATGAATTATAGATAGCATTAAATCCCCCAGCATCATCTGCTGGACTTCTTGTGCTTGTTATATCACAATTTTGTGAATTAATAATACTTTGTCTTCTTTGTTCTCCTGTGATATTATTATTTCCACCACCAATAATTTGATTTAAACCACCTGTGCTACTAATAGTATTACCTGTTCCTTGTATATTTAAATCGTATATACCACCAACACTTGATGGTGATAAGTAAGGTGATATGATACTATTAACAGGAGTTCCATATCTTAATGGGGATGAATAACCTGAATACTTAAATGTTTCAGTATTCGCACTATTATTCATAATAAACCATCTATTATCAGATGGATTACCTGTGTAGGTTGTTAAAGCGCTTATTTTTATATTAGCCATAATTTTGTTTTTTTATATATCTATTTCTATGTTATCTGAGTTCTCTGTTGTAATAGCATCACTATTTTCTGTTAATAAATAGTTTGTCGCAACCACCGGTGTTGATGTCGGTGTTGGAGTAGGTGTAGCAGTTTCAGTAGGTGTTGGGGTTAAAGTAGTAGTTGTAGAAGGAGTTGGTGTTTGGGTATTAGTTGGTGTTTGGGTATTAGTAGGTGTTTGAGTAGGAGTAGGTGTTAAAGTTGTAGTTGTAGAAGGGGTAGGAGTTTGTGTATTCGTTGGAGTTTGTGTAGGCGTAGGCGTTAATGTTGTAGTAGTAGAAGGGGTAGGTGTTTGGGTATTAGTAGGTGTTTGAGTAGGAGTAGGTGTTAAAGTTGTAGTTGTAGAAGGGGTAGGTGTTTGAGTAGAAGTTTGAGTAACACTTGGTGTTGGTGTCTTTGTATTAGTCGGTGTAACAGTCATAGTAGGAGTACTCGTTGGAGTAAATCCTGGTGTTACTGAAGGTGTAGGTGTCTGTGTATTCGTCGGTGTAATACTTGGGGTAGGAGTATTCGTCGCAGTAACAGAAGGTGTCGGAGTATTTGTAGGAGTTACACTTGGTGTAGGTGTAGGCGTAGGGATAACTACTGAAGCAAATGCTCCAATAATATCATTTAAGGCTCTTTCTTCCCCCAAATAGTCCGAGAACTTTTTTCTATAAAATATTTGTGGCATATATATCTTGTTCTAACTGCTTTATTTTCTTATTTACATCAACATAACATTCACTTTCATAGGTAAACTCTTTTACCCTTGTTACTCGTTGTTTATCTTTATGAAAAATCACTTTGAATGTGATACTACATGTATCCAAATCCATAGTGATTGTCTTTATCTTAAACTCATCAAACTCAGTTCCGTCAACTATCATCGTCTGTATGGGTGAGGGTTACTATCTATTTTAAGCAATTGAACCCCTGTGGCTAATGATAAAGTAACAACCGTCCAATCAAATCCATTTGTACTTGTAAGAGCAACAGTTCCTAAGAAACCACTTTGTCCTAATGCCATGTATGTTGTTCCATCAAATGATATATCTGTTATATAATCTATTGTAGTAGAACCTTGTGTTGCTCCTGTATTAACAACCCAAGTAATACCATCAGTTGATGTTGCTAATAATGGGCCTGGTACAAGAGAGTTAGTAGTTCCACCAGCAATAAACTTAGAACCATCCCATATAACACAAGTTAAATTATCAAAACTATTGTATAATGAACTTGTTTCACCAGTCCATGTTAAACCATCATTAGATACCGCTGCCATACTTTGTAATGGACTTTGTATTCCAACAGCAACAACTAATGTTTCAGATTTAGTATTTGAATCATAATTAGAAGCAAACTCTTTTACTTGACCTACATAACTATTTAATGACGATGTTCCACTCCATGTATCTGAATTAGGGTCAGTCCCTAAATTATATGAATAAGCTTCACCAGTACAACCAGCATAACCTGCTAACCACATATCTTGACTTGGGAAACTACAGAAAATTAATGCTGTTGGGCCTGAACCACAACCACCAAGTAAAGAATTATAACTTGTATTAGTTGTAATATCTGAATAACTTGATACAAGATTAGGATAAACAAGACCATTACCAACACTAATATTATAATCAGTAGGTGTTGATGTTCCTTGAGCTATTTTATTAACAGATAAAAAGGTTAATCCGTTATTATTAAATGTTATACCATCAGTAGAATCTTCAATAATGGAATCATTACCAACAGTTATCCACTTACTTTGAATATCATTATATTGAATATCAAAAGAAGTTGTGCTTAAGTTTCTTCCTGTAGTCGTTGAAGCAGTCCAACTTGAACCATCAAAAGAACAATATGTTGGTGATTCAGTTTGAATAGCATCACTTGTTCCAAAGGCAACAAATCTAACATAAGGAACTGGTGGTGGGGTAGTATCAGGTAAAGGCACATTCATGATTACAGAACCCCATACATTACCTTGAAATGATTTTTCACCCAAAGGTTTCATGAGTTCAGCAACACTCTGATTTATCGGTTGTCTTCTATTTGTGGGAGCACCAGGTCTCCAATTTTTACCACCCCAGTTCATCATATAATTTTTTTTTAAAAGATAATATTAAAGCAAGGGGGAAAATAAATCTCCCCCTTTTGCTTTAAAGTATTAATTAAGCTTCAAAAGTGAATCCACCAGCAGTGAATACATCTGAAATTGTAGTAACCACAGCTACTTCTCTGATAGAAGTTGGTTCACCACCACCCATAGTAAGAGCAGAAGCTCCGTTTAAGTCAGTATAAGCTTGTCCTGTAGCTAAAGAGCCAGCAGTTACTTGTCCTCCATTATCAAGGAATACTAACCAATAACGATTGTTATTATCTTCAACGAGAGCATAGATTTCATTTTGTGAAACTAAATCTACGAATACATCTCTTAAAGTAGTATCCAATTTAGGTAGGTTAACTACCAATTCTGGTTGGAAAGTAACCGATTGACTTGTAGTGTTTACACCCAAGTTCTCAGTTAAAGACGCAGCTTGTTTCGGTAGTTGGAAATTAAACCAAGTACCAGTTCCACCAATAGCCGAAACTTGACTATTAGTTACAGTATATCCTGTGATTGAGTTGTTAGCTCCACCTAAAATCCAAAGGCTCTTTAAACCTCCTGTAGAACTAGTACGACAATCTAAGGTATATCCTGTTGTTATAAAACATGATGCCATAATATATTATGTTTTTTATTTTTTATTTTATGTGTATTAACACGAGTTTAACGATTACTTACAAAGACAGAATGATGCTACATCAAAAATACCTAATCCATAAGTAACATGTGCTTGTATCTTCACGATGTCCTCAAATGGGTCATATACTGATTTAACAGTCATAATCTCAGCGTTCATACCAACCATGTAGTATCCAGCAGGCCCAGCGTAGTAAGCTGAAACACCATCTAAACCTACAGTAGGAATAACTCTTACATTAGTTCCTGGTAAGATTAAGCTCCACTCTTCACCTGTAGCAGCACCATTAGCATCAAGAGTAAACAAGTTCACGAATGAGCTGTTTCTCATAGAAGCAACTAATGCTCTGTAGTTAGCGTAAGAACAGAAGATTACTAAGTCGTTTCTGTGTAATACATTCGCAGGAATGTTTTGGTAGATAGCAGAGAATACATCCAATCCGTTAGAAGCTGTAGCAGCTGTGTAAGCGATTTGAGTAGCTCCATTACCTGAAGTGATTAAAGCACCAACCCCGTTGAAACAAGCAGAACCATAAGTTCCACCAGTTGCTACTGTGTTCTGCCAAAGTTGCTTTTCAACTTGGTTAGCAATTCTGTTAGAAATATCCGTCAAAATTACTTCTTCAAACGGAACACTCTCTTGGAAGTTAGCGTTTGTTAAAGATTGTGAAAGATATGTATCATACAAATCGTAAGGACACAATTGTTGGTTTACTTTCTTGTTACACAAGTCAACAGTAACAAGGTTTTGAGTGGTAGCACCTGTTGGGTCAAATCCACAAGATAGGTCTTGAAGGATTACATCGTTTGTTACGAAACCAACTTTTTCAGTTGTACCTTTCAAGTTAGGTCTGATTGTCGCATATTTTGGAAGCGTTAAACCTAAGATAGATTTAATCAACATGTCGCTACCATATGAGTTATATGTAGGAAGATTTGATAAATCGTAGTTAAAAGAAAATGATTTTTTTTCCATTTTGTTTATTTTATTTTTATTTTTATTTTCTCATGCTTTTGATGATTTCAAGTTTGTAGTCATCTAATGATTCTTTGAATGTTTTTTTCTCAACAACAGAGAACTTCTCAGGGGACTTTTTGAACTTATCAAAATCTGAAGTTAATGCTGATAAATCAGCAGACATTTTGTTCTTCATAGATTCCATTTCGGTTTTCATCTTCTTCATTTCTTCTACGACAGGAACTAACATGTCTATTATTCTTTGTACGTCTGGTGCGTCTGTAATAACCCCTGATTCCTGAGCCATTTCTTCCACATTAGAGCGTTCGGTGATTACACCATCTAAAACTTGAATCCTGATTTTATTTTCATTACCAGAAGTGTCTTTTAATACTACTTGATGTTCTCCATTTGGTGCTGGTTCTGTTGAACCATCTTCTTTAACTAAAAAGACCTTTTCACCCACATCAAAAGTATCTGACTCCAAAATCTGTCCTTGTGCGTCTTCAGCTCTCGTCATTTCCTGTTCTTCAACAGCATCATCCTCTGCGTCAGCAACTTCAATTGCTACTATAACAGATTCAGAATCAACGGTAACCTTTAAGCCTTCACGAGTTTCATGTTCGCCAGCAGGTGCTGGTGTAAGGGTTGAATCACCCACTACATATAGAACTTGTCCAATTTTAAAATCCTCATCTAAATTGTTGGTAACTTCTGTGCCATCAACTAATTTAGTAGAATAAAACTTTTCTGCTTTGAAAGTAAATCTCAACAATTCAGCGATTTTATCAATAGCTTGTTTTGCGTTCATAATTTTACTTATTTGTTTATTATGTATATAAATATACTTTTCATTTTGGTGGATAATGAATAACCATTATTTTACTTGTCCTAATATCTCTACAATCTTTTGAAATGCTACATCATACTTGTTGAAGAACTCAGCATCTGTGGTTCTTAATAGAAACTCCCCTTCAACTGATAATCCCTTAACCTTACCTGACTTAATATAGTCATTCCATATTATATCACCCTCTGGTGTATCTAATACTTTGTATCCACCCATCCATGAACCTACAGGGGCATTCTTCTTGGTAAATCCTAATTCATACGCTTTATCACTATCACCGGCAATAATCCATGACTCCACCATTACAATATCATTAAACTTTTGGTCTGAATGTTCGTAGTTGTTGGAACGAAGCCTTTGTTCAACCATAAACTTCCTTTGTATTTTTTCAATACTTTCAGGGGTAAAACGAACATAATACTTCTGATTATTTTCCATTCTTGGTATTAAGATGTTTGGAAGCATCAAAGGGGAATACAACATTCTCTTTTCCTTATCAGCTTTAAAATCTTGTCTAGACATGTTTTGTTGTGAAACAATATATGCCACCTCTGACTTTCTTTTTGTTTCAGGTGAATAATATCCGTTGTTCTCCATACTCTTTGGTGGTGTTCCTGGCTTACCTTCAACAATTCCATCATCAACAACATTTTGTTCCTGAACTAAAAATCTACGCCAAGCGTGGACACAATTAGGCCCGCCTTTGTATAACCACTTGGAGTAAGGCATTTTTTGATGACCGAACTCTCTGTTAATATCTTTTAATAAGTCAATCTCTAATCTTCTAAAGTATCTACCTTCAATAGAAGTACAGAACTCTCTATCAGGACTTCCTGCTAATAATCTATCGTATCTAAAGTAAGTGGTAACATTTCTATGGTTTCTTCTTTTAATCTCAGCTTCTGTTGCTCCACGCATTGCCCCAATAACAGCTTCAAATTGTTCTCTGTCTGTTTCAGCTAAGAACTTTAACATCTTAGCAGTTTCTATTTCTTCTTCACTATAATCTTCCACACCAAAACTAAAATCTTCTTCTGTTGGATGAACTTCACAAGCCATGTATACTTCATTACCATCTTCATCGTAATGTGTGTGATAACCACCACATCCGTGTGTAACCTTACCATAGTTCTCAGCTTCTACTGGTGTTGAAAATAGGGGTTCACCATCAATAAAACCAACAAGATTATATTGCTCGTTAATCTTACTCATCTCAATAAACTCATCCATACAACCACAATTAAACTGAACCCCAATACCTGTAATTTCGTCAATAACATCAGAGTTATTATCATAGTGTCTATCAATACCTAATTCCTTAATCTTTTCAATCTTAGCCTTGTTTGAACCTGTGGTATGTATTCTACTTTGGGGTATTTCAAGTTCAGCAGCTTTTCTTAACATTTCACCAGTTATATCCTGTCTTGCTGAAATAATATATAGGGTTGATTCATTATTCTTTTCACCCATAGCAATCTCAAATCCTCTGGCTGTTGATAATGTTTCATCCCAATCAAAAGATACCTTATCACCCTTAGCAAAACTATCAGCCTCAGATATACAGATGGCATAAGCTTGGTCTTTTGGTTTACCTTCATTCTTGATTAGATAAGCCGTACATCTTCCAATATATTCATCTCTTCTTTCGTATGGTTTTCTTTCAACAAACAAGATTGGTTTGATTAACATATCATCCTTCTTTTTCTTATCCGCATAATTTACATATGGGGGTAAAGATGGTTCATATTCCATTTCTTCTTTGGTTGCCTTCTTTGGATGTTCTGTTGGTAATAAATCATTATCACCTGTGTATTTCTTATTTTCAGGTCTTCCTTCTTTAACTAAATAAAGAAACGCATTTACACGAGCTAAAGCCCATTGCTCTCCTGATTTAACCTCAGGGGAATGTGAAACATTATACGCTCCAATACCCCTTTGATATACACTCTTCAACATACCTAAATTAACACCATACCCAAGTTTATCCTTGTATCTTTCGTTGAAGTCATCAGATTTTTCTTTAAGTATTTTTTCTACTCTTTCTGTAACCTCAGCTCCACGAGTTGATGAAGCATCACCCTTAGCTGTTCCTTCACCCTGTGGATTACGATTTGGTGTATCTGACTTTGGGGCTTTCTTACTTTCTCTTACACCACCTCTTTCACCGATTTCAGCCATATCTTCTTCTGTTCTGTTGATAAAACTTTCCAACCACTTTTCAACTCTACCTGTTTCATCTAATCCCCAAGAATACCAAGCCAAATAACCACATCCATCATCAAAAGATTTAGATACTTCCAAATCCTTCTTGTGTCTGTCGGCATAAGCCTTCATTCGTTTAATTGTTAATACAGAAATAGGTTCTCTGTTAGCAAGTTGGTTAAGCCTAGCTTTACCCACAGGAGTCATACAACTTCCATATCCATTCTGTTCTACCCATCTCTTCGCTCTTAAAGCATTGTCTGTAATGTATTGGGGGTAGTCAGAAATTGTATCTTCAAACTCCTGAGAGGTAAAGTAGATGAGTTCAGTTTCAATTGCTGGTTGTAATACGAAACCTACCTCTTCAACTCGTGTGGTTGCTGATAATGATTCGTCAATATCTAAATCAATAATTTTTAAAGCCATTATATATAATTATATTCTTTTAAAACGATGCCAATTGTTCTAATCGTTTGTTTATTGTTTGAGCCTTTGTGATATCTTGTTCTACAACATATGCTCTTATTGGAGATGTATTTTGTTTAGCAATTGCTTCTATCAATCTTGAATCCATAGGATTTGAAACAAGAATAGGTCTACCACCACCCTGTTGATTAATAGATGATAGCAATGGAGCATATTGTAAAGTGGATTGACGATTTATTACCGCTTCATTTCCTTCAACAAAGAAACCACCACCAGCATATACTCCACCATTTTCGTGTGAAGGGCCTGTAACTAAACCACCACTACCTAACATACCACCTCTTCTTAAAGGGGTTGATTGAACCTGTTGTATTTGTTTTGCTACGATTGCTACCTGAGCTGCTGTGATGGCTGCTTGTATACCCGCAACAATAGCATTGGCAG